TGATTTTAAATATTTTGACAAAGATGGGTGCATTTCTGTACCCCATTCTAACATAAAATCTTTTAATTTTTTTGACATAATATTACTCGCAATCTAATGGGTTTTTTACTAATTGTTTTTTAAGTCTTCCTACAGTGGTAGGAGCAACTTCATTAGTAACAAAAGGAACGCTATCGTCTTCTGGGCGTTTACCTTCTACTTTAAGTTTTTTAGGTTCCCAATAAGTACTTTTTCCAAACTTCATATCAGTTCTTCTTATGTCATCTTCGTGGGATGCTCCACTGGTGTCATATTTTGTTTTTTGCCATTTTCCAGCTTTTGTTTGTTTTAAACCCCAATTTTTTGCATCTGCTTCTTTTTCTTTAGGAACATTATAAAAATGCATACCAACCATCTTTGGTGTTCTTACTTCTTTGCCATAATTATTATATGTTTTTTTGGTTGGGGATTGTTCTTTCTCACCATCATGGTCATGACCAATTTCTGCTTCTTTTTCTGATTTAGAATAAGAACTACCAAATCCACCAACTGCTTCTTTAATGCTTGAAACTATTTGGTCATAATCTTCCATTGATAATGTATCACCTGATGCACTTAAAGAAGTTAATCTTTCTGCAACTTTATGTAAATCCATATCAGATTTAGCATCTTCTTTTGCGTATTCCATTAATCTTATTAATAGTGGAACATCCATACTAATAACATCTAATTTATTTTCTTCATCTAATTCAACGGATTCTTTTGCTAATACTTTTTTACGAATTGCACCAGCAACTCTAGCACCAGCTTCTTTTGAACCATATTTTTCAGCAGCTTTAGCAGCAATTACTTTAAACATTTTACCTGGTTTACCTTCATCACGTTCATCTAAAACCTCTTCACTGACAGATGATTTATCTAATACTTTGTGACTACCAGCAAAACTTTTTCTAATTTTACGCATTATATCAGGTTTATCTAAACTTGCTTGTGGTGTTAATTCTGCACGTTTCTTAGCACTTTTTTCTAGATATTCTGATCTTTTAGATGATGTATCTAAAACTTCATCTAATCCATAAGATTCCTTAGCATATTCTTTTGCTTTTCTCTTTCTTTCCATTCTTTCTTCAGGAGATTCTTCAGATGGGGCAGCCTTTTCATCTTTAGCAGTACGACTTCTATAATCTTCTTCAGGCTCCCTTTCTTCAGAATTTAATTCCACTTTAAACGCAGTATGTTCATTGTCGCCAGAGGAGGGTGGAATTTTAACTCTACCAGCTAAAGTATCAGTTGTTCTTTTTTTAACATCAACTTTTTCAGTTAATACAGAATTAGAATTCTCTAATACATTATTGACTGCATCAATCATTGATTGTGATATTGTATTTTTTTCAAACATTATATTATACCTTTTTCTTTTTAATTTTAACTGATAATCCAGAAGCGCCAAATTTATCCATTGGCGTTATTAAGGGTTCTTTATTAGATGCACCAGTACATCCTCCAGATATTCCCATTTCATTATCATTATCTTGAATGTCTTCTTTAAAAGCATTTCTAAAATTCTTAAAGTTTTTTTGCTCAGAATATGAAACATTACCAAGTCCGGACATAGGATATACTGTTCCCGAACCACGAGTATCATATTCTGGACCAACTCCAGGAGTTTTTATAGTACCAGTTGATGTTGTAGCAGAAAGTTTCTTAGAACTTTCTTTATCTTTATCAAAATTTTTAATTTTTGGTACAGGAAAAATCTTAAGTTCAGGTTTAATATTGTTATCAAATAATAAATTATTTGGTTTGCCATTAGGTTTAGTAAATTTGGAAACGCTTTTAGGGATATTTAATTCAACAGCAGCTTCATTTAAAAATTTATCAGTATGTTGTATAACTTTAATTATACCAGTTTCAACTAATTTAAATTCTTCAGTATTTTCGAATAAAATAAAATTATCAAACATTTCATAAAATACATCAAGGTTTTTTTGTGAATTCAACCATTTTTCACATCTAATAGATTCAGAAACCATTCTTACTAATGAAGAATTTCTTTCTATGCTAAATTCATTAGTAGTAGATACAAACACCATCATGGTATCATATCCTAATTCTTCCAATTCTTCTTTAATATATGATATATTTGTTAAATCAGTAGCAGAACCATTTATAATTATTGATTGTCTATTGCGAATTGATTCTTTCCTTAAATCATTAGACTTTTTTGATATATTTTGTTTATCACCTAAGATTGAAAGTATTTGTGTGAAGTTATGTTCTATCAAAGAAATATTTGAAAATGCTTCTCTTAAAATAATATCTTTTCCTGAACCTGGTCCACCTGTTACAAATATTGCTTTATGTGACATCATTTCTGTTTGAATATGATTATCATTATAATTTTCCAATACTTGAACTAATTCTTTGTATGTTCTCATTTAGCTAAACCGAAATCATTTGATTTATTGAAAATCAACACGCTATGGTTGACATTATACTTATTTATATGAAATTGAATATTAAGATTTTTCACCCACAATCATAAACGAATCATTCAAATCACGTTCAGAATTAAAGATATTAATGTATCCACGACTAATCATATAATCTTTAATAATTTCAGAAGTAAATATATGAAGATGTTTTCTATTGTTCCATGGTCTCCAATATTCTTGATTATAATGTGGGAGATATAAAAATAAAATACCACCCACTTTTAATTTTTCTGTCCAATAATCTAAAGCTGTAATCCAATCTGGAAGATGTTCTAAACAATGACTAGAATATATGTAATCAACATTGCCCCCATATAATTTATATGCATCATAACCATTTTTAAAATTTAAATCTATTGGTATTGAATTAGGAAATGCCCATTCCACTCTATTACAACCAATATCATAACCAACACCCTTACAGAACTTATTAGCAAAAGGTATTGCAAATTGTGATGCATTGCCTTCTGCTTGAAAATCTGGATATTGTTTACCATTAAATTCTATCATGCTAAAGCCTCAACAGAAAAATCACCAATATACATTAATGTAGATTTACGATTACCATAATAATGTTTTTCAAATGAATATTCTATAGGTCTATCATCCCAATTTTTCAATTCATCCGACCATAGTACAACTTGGTCTTTGTTCAATAAATCAGCAATACCAGAGATTCCAGTAAATGTTGATATAAATGGGGGTTTACAATTCTTAATGATATAAGCATTTTCTATTATATCATCATTGTAATCTAAATAACGAACATTTCCAATATCAGCTAATGTATTAGATTGTCTGCGAGTATCAATATCTGGACCAGACCACCTATCTCCACAATAATATTCATCATCAAATTTCATATTTAATTCTGGAACTTGTAATATAAAATCATCATCAACATCAAATTCCATACCATAATTGTCTTTCAACCAGTTTTCATATCGACAGGTTTCAATTGGTCTGTTATTATTGTTTTTATCTTCTCTCGTCCATGAACTTAATACTTTCACACCAGAAACAAATAATTCATCTTCAAATACTACATCTTCAAATATATCTTGGTACATAAGAAGTTCTATAATACCTTTGAATTTACGCATTTCTTTGCGTATAATCAAGTATACTTTTTCACCGGTAGATTTATAGATGCCAGATAATACAGGTAGTGCGTTTAAAAAATCACCAAGATTAGCAGTGCTATTAAGATGTAGTTTCATTAAAATTCCTAAACATAACAAAAGGGTCAGATTCATCAATGCGATGAAGTTCAAATATTTCAGGATTATATAGGTAGGCCAATAACATTAATGTTTGGTCATCATCTACTAGATTAGCCATTGTTAAGTTATTAAATGCTCCAAATATCAATTCTTGAAGACTTTCCCATTTAGCTTTACTAGCAACAATCTTTGCACCAAACATATGTACAAGATTGTTTGCAATGATATAATTTATTGGTTGACCTAGATATTGTCTAAAATCAAAGAAATGTATCTTATCAGGATTAAATGGATAAGACCAAGATGTAATACCATTTAAGGTTTCTTTATCCCTACAATATCCAAAATCTAACCAAGCGACCATATCATTATCAACATAACCATTATTGATAGCATCATTAACAAAATGTGATTTCAGTAGATTAACAAGAACATAATCTACTGACCAATATTCTGGATTTCTAATTTGATTTGGATTAATTTGTTTTAGATAATTTTCATCTTTTTGTATACGTTCAATCTTTTCACGGAATACTGGAAACATATCAGGAAAGTGTTGAATGATAATTTTAGTTTTATCTTCTTTACCTTTGCGAAGTTTAGCAACAGTTTTGGCTTGGTCTTCTGAGGTGTAAATTATCATTTGATTATCTAATTCAGCAAGATAACCAAATCTTTCCATATAAGTATCGGTGGTTCGTTGAAGATAACCTGGTAATCCTTTATCAGAACTCCAATCTCCACGACCAATATCAAAAAATGCTGTTACAATTGTTATGTTACTCATTATTATGTCCTTATAGTAATATATTCAGAGTCATCATATTGTTTATACTTTTCTTGTATAAACTTCTTCCATTCAGGAACTCTATCATATTGATGAACAATACAAAATGGTTCACCTAAACTTGTTTTGACAATACCATCTTCAAATATTGGTTCAGCTTCAGTTAAGAATGGTCTGAATCTCTCAATCTTACTTGGGTCAACAGTAGTACCTGCTTGACATGCCCAACCATCTTTTTGGTCAGCAAATATAATAGAATCTTTATATGGTTGTGTTTGAATTAATACATTGAATACTGCTTGGTCTACTATTGCAATGGGTCTATTAATGGCATTAGTATAGATATTAAACATTAAATCTTTCATATGTTCAGCTGTACCACCAAGAGTACCAACATTGTATATGATATTATCTTTAAACAATTCATAAACATAAGGACCATAAGTTTCCATTAAGTTTTGGTCACCCCAAGATTCATCTTTATATCTAATGGATTCAGAACCAGCAACTAATGTTTTGCCACGGAATGTATTTACAACATTCTTTTTTAACCAATCTACGGGATTTGTTTGGAAATAAACATCTCTGACATCGGTGGTAATAACATATTCATATTCTTCCCAATGGTCTTTTAGATAATCATATAATGTTAAGAATCTGGCCACATGAATTGGAGCATTGGTCTTTAACATATCAACAATAGTAAATCCTTGTTCTATTATCTTTTGTCTCGTTTTACCTGAACCAACATCACCTAAAACAAGAATCTTATCACCATCAAATCCACATTCATTGATAGATTCAATCCAAGGTTTTAACTGATTGTAATTATAACCAGTAGCAGCACCTATTATTAAACTTCTTTTACCCACGGAAATACCTCATTATATTTTTCACTCATTATTTCATTACCATGCTCAAAGAACTCTTTAGTAACGGAACCAGCATTACCATCAAGTCTATATCCTACAGTATATTCACCAGTACAATCAAACTTTGTAAAATTTTGTGCTAATGTTGATAGAAAAACTCTATCTTGTCCCCAACCACCATGCCAAACACTCGCTATATGTATTGCAATAGATGTTTTTATACAATAACAATTAGTATCTATATGATGCGAACCTTGAAATGTTGGCCATTTACCAAGAGATTCACAATCATCATTACACAGATATTTTCCATTCTTATCATATATCATTCTTAAAGAATAACACCAATCTAAATTATTTTGTTCTATAGTATCTATACAAGATTTTACATGATTATTTCCAAACCAATTATCTTGGTCTAGATATAATACATAATCAGTATTGATAAGATGTGTAAAAGCTGCATAAATTCTATGACCATAAAACCCATTAGCTCCCACATTATCATTAAGATAACATACTTTTAGGTTTTTATTACCAAGATAATCACTTATGATTGTACTTACTTTACCTTTATATTGTAGCCCATCACACACAACAAGACATTCTGTATTTGTATTTTGTTTAAGAACTGATTCTATTGCTGTTCTTAATTCTGTAACACCTGTAGTAGGTATTATAACTGTAGCACTCATATCTTAAAACCTTCAAAATTCTTTTTATCTTTTTGAGGAGAAAAAACAGGAGAATTACCAGAATCAATAATTCCTGATTGTCCAGATTGTTCAGTATCATATAGTTTCATTTTTGACCTATCTACACCAATAGTAAATCTTTTATGATATGTTAAATCTGAATATCTATTCTTAAGTTGTTTAACCATAATCTGATTTAACTCTTCTAATTCATCAGATGATATTAAAGCAAACATCATATCTGCTGTAGCAGGTAGACCAAAACTTTCACTAACATCTTCCATTCCTGGGTCAGATGAATTAAATCCACTTCTGGTAGTTTGTGTTGCTGTTACCAATGGAACATCATATTCTACAGCAAGACCTCTTAATTCTTCTGCAATAGCTTTAACATAGGTATATGAATTTATATTGGAACCAGCTTTCAATCTAGCACTACAACAGATATTAAGATAATCTACAAATATAATATCAGGAATAAAACTTCTTTTGAGATTAAGTTCATTTAATAAAGTTCTAAAATGTGTTGATGAAGCAGAAGCAGTAGGGTATTCTTTAATTATAAGTTTACCAGTAGTTTTTTCACGAACTCTATTAACTTTTTTAATATATGAATCCTTAGACAATACCATTAATTCATCCATAGTAACATTCAAAAGATTTGCATCTATACGTTCAGCAATTCTTTCTTCTGCCATTTCCATAGTAATATAAAGAACATTCTTACCTTGTGCCATACATCCAGCAGCAACATGACACATAAATAAACTTTTACCGACACCAGTACCAGCTAAGATTACATTTAAAGTTTTTGTTGATAATCCCCCTTTTGTAATTTTATTAAAATAATCTAAGTCAAAAGGTATCTTATTTTCTTTTTTATGATAGTATTCATATCTAGCATCAGTTTCTTCTAAGTAATCATGTCCAATAGAATTATCAAAAGATACTGCTAAAGCATCTGATAATAACTTTGGAATTGAACCCTTATCCTGTGTTTTATCAGCACCATCGAGAATTGAAATAGAACCCAA